TCTTCAAAATCATCAAAGTATGGAGATGAATTTAAGTTGGTATTCTGTGGCATTTGCTTTTAAAACTCCAGCACTATTTTGATGTCTTCTTTTTGACTTGCGGATCTAGGAATCGCAGCCCTGTTATCAATATAGATTATTTCACCTGACTTAGTATTGAATTCTGCTGATGATATGCCAGAACTAAAACTCATACCAAGTTGATATGTCTTATTATTTATTGAGGTACTGACACCGTTATAGGAAGTATCAATAGACAACATTGAACCCACTACAGAAGAACCAATAATAGTAACTCCATAACCAGCATCAGGATTAGAGGTAAATGGGATTATCTTATAACCAGTAGCACTTGATGCTGCACCAGCTGGTTGATAATATTTCAATACCCCAGTAATCTTATCCCAAGATGCCACATATCCAATCGCAGTAGATCCTAAACCAACTGTCTGTGTGATCTGAGAGTCAACAGCGTAAGTCGTTGCTGTTGTTACACCAGCAAGTTTAATTGCTTTTAGACCACTCACCATTGCAGTGTCTAGTAATTCTGTACTACTGCCAAATACAGTGGGATTTTTTATAAGTCCAACCCTAGCGAAGTCATTACCTTCGATGATATCAGGGTTAGTTTCTATTGTCTCAAATCTTGAATATAATAACGCTCTGTATGCTCCTAATTCTCTGTAAACATCATATCCATGTCCTCCCTTCGGTGGAATTATGACACTGAAACCAGCGATAGATGTCGTTCCTATTCCTGTGTTGGTAAGGTTAGCAAGAACACCGCCAGACTCAGAGCCAGGAGCGCCTGGAAAGAATTGTATAGATCCGTGGGTGTATCCTTCTCCTCCGTCTGTAACAAATACTTCAGATACCTTTCCGAAAGAATCAATCGTAATTGTAGCCTTTCCTCCTGATCCATCTCCGAGAATCGGAACATTGGCAAAAGATGTACTGATCGGTTGATAGTTAGAGCCTCGATCATTGACAACAATAACTTCGATCTTTCCATCTATAGCGTTAGCCTGTGTTGCAATAGTCTCGCCCTCAGTCCCCCAGTTTTCGGGCACTGGTATGTATTCAATAGAGTCAAATTTAACGATTTCGGATGGCTTAATCGTGTAAAGGTATTTCCAAACATAACCATCGCCACTAGTGCCAGCTGCCCTTGGTTCAAGGTCAACAAATGTGGGTTGGTCATATGAAGGCCTTCCCTTTGGGTTCTCTGGGTCTGATCCATTTTGTAGACAAACGTAAACTTTCAAGTCTTCATTCACTATGTAGTAATTTGCTTCATACAAACTACCTTGTGAAGTAATTGGTGTGAGATTGTAAATATTATAGTCATGCCTGTACATCTCATAAGTTGTTCCAGCTACCCACTTTACTTTCCTTACAAGTCTACGAACATCTTTATCTGTAACCTTCTTCATTGCAATGATAGACTCTTTTATAGAGTATTCTTCCTCAAATCCATCTAAAGGCGAAGGAGTATTTGTGGCCCATGTGGCAGTACCGCCTGCCGCTGGTTCAATGGAATTTGGTAATCCCATAAAAGCATAATATTTGTTTACAGTAGATCCGACTCCGACAAAACTCTTCACAAAAGTCTCGGCATTTAGAATTCTAAACTGTTCGGATATAATAGCAGGCATTTTAAAAAAACGTTTTTTTCTTTTATTTAGTGGTTAAGTTAATGGTTTCTTTCTGGAAACTACAGAAGCAGTAGATAATCCAGTATTACCGTTCATGTTATTGACAAAAAATTCTTCGGGATTTCCAGAACCACGATTCTGATATCCAAAGATTTTACCCCAACTGTATTTACCCCAGAAGGTATCTGTATTAGCTGTTACAGCAAGACCAACTTGGATTACGTTGTTACCATATGATATAGGGCCAGGCAAGAACGCACACGTTACAGTGGCAAGTCCAGAGACTGCATCGCCAGGAGTGATTGTTTCTACTCTGAATACACCTCCTAAGTAGTCACCCTCAGTCACCATTCCAACTGCTACATTTGAACCACTAGAAGTTGTGATACCAGTGAGTGCATGGCCAACAACAAGAGGACTATCATAGATGGTGAAGAAGTCGCCTTTTTCTAATCCAGTGAAGTTGACTCCGAGTTGATTAAGTGAGGAGTATCCATATCCTAAGTTAGTGTTATCATTGAATTGAGATTTCAATGTGAACGCTAATCTAGGTAACACATTGGCAGTGCCTGGCAACCATGTATTTATTCCTACAATATCACCAAAGTCACCTACTGCGTTTATTGAAAATATATCTTCTTTTCTAGTCTTGTCAGTTTGAACAATAACTGGAGGTGAACTACCAACATCATAACCAAATCCACCATCTGTAACTACTACAGATGTTATTACACCAGCAGTTACGGATGCAGTTGCAGCCGCTCTGTTAAGAACTGGATCAGCGTAGAATTGAGTTGTTCCACTACCTACAGCAAGGATTCTTGTGCTATTGAAATCACCGTATGGTGTATTAGCAATATCACGAATTTCATTTGGATGTGTTATATCTCTCTTATTCCAGTTTGCTAGATCAAATGAGTAGTAAACATCTCCTACTGTACTAATACCGATGTAGAAGTTGTTGAAATATTTGATTTTAGCGAAGTCAAATGTCGCAGGGTGTTGTGTACCAGCTGGTAACTGTTGACTGTAAGGTTGCCAGAAGTTCTTGTTTGTAGAAAGACCAATAGTTCCGTTGTTACCAACAAAGATAAATTTACTACCATCGTAAATGATATCATTAATATCTTGAACAGTGTTACTTACCTTATCTGACCAAATTATACCATCATTAGAAGCAATGACAGCACCACCATTACCAACTGCAATGAATTCTGCTTGTCCGTACGCAATGGAGTTCAATGTTTCTAGAGTTCCAGAGTATTGACTAAATGCCTCTGCTGTTGTCATACCAACCGCAGTAAAGATAGATCCAGCAGCACCAACTGCAACCCATGTATCTCTAGATCTTTCCCAGATAACATCCTTGAAACTACCAGTATATGTGCTGTCAAATGTATTAGTTACGTTTATTGCAGGGATTACTCTCTTCTCTTTTAAATCGATAGGAGTCCAAGCAGACATACTATTACCAATCGAAACTGCTCTCGCCATTGCAGCACCATCTCCAACAGCCATGACGTAATTAGTGTTGGTATTACCTTGTGAGTATCCCATACCCACACCATTGAACTGAACTGTATTACCAAATCCAATCTGTCCTCTTTCCCAGAATGTGCCACTCTTAGTGTTCATGTAGTAACTACTTGATCCAACAGCGACATATGGTTCTGACTGTGTGATTGCCTTAAAGTTTACAGCTTGAATAATACCACTAATACCATCAAACTTCCAATCAGAAATAGGATCTTTACGATTAATTTTAGAATTAGATATTGAGACTTCTGGATTTGTAAGTGAATATCCTGTTCCACCATAACTTATAGTAAGAGATGATATACTTGAGGATGTAGAAACAATAGATGTTATAACGCCTGGGATAATTTCATTATCATCAAATATTTGAATAGTGTTTTCTGACTGTAAAAGTTTATCAATAGCGTTGAATAATGGATAAACATTATTAACATAAATGGTGTCATCAGTCTTACCAACATTTTTGATTAGTCTAGTTGTAGGTAGAACCTTACTACTCAAACTAGGTCTTGCTTTAGATACTAACACACCAGAAAGAATCTGATCACCTCTTTGTTTCTCCCATGAGAGTGGTCTCTCAGCGTCTTGTGCAGTATTGATTCCAATACTGTTGTATGTAAATGTTTCTAAAAGATCAGAAGCAACGATTCTCTTACTTGTTCTCTCAAACTGATCTATGTCTGTTACATCAAATCTATTTTCTTTAATTTGAACAGTATCGCCAGGTTTCAATGATGAGATTGGTTCAACAGTCTCAACATCTCTCTTAGATCCTCTAAAGTAGAATACAGAACACTTAGAATTTGGTTTTGGTGCCTCAGTAAAGATAACTCTACTACCCTTGTATATGTAAGAGGTTTGTGGTGTTTGTAAAATATCATTGATGTAGATAAAGATATTATTTGTAATATCCATATCACTACCAGGCAATGTCTTAAGACTTAAGATCTCTGTAGAACCGCTAGTTGTTACCGATAAAGTAAACTTCTTACGAGTTCCGTTGAAAAATGGTGAAATGTCATCAAATAAAATAAACTGGCCAGGATAGAATCCAGAGAAACTATCATTTTCTAATTCTTCAACTGTTAATTGGAATTCTGTTAATACACCGACTCTTGGGTCTGTAGCGATACCAGAAACTGTTAAATTATCACCAACTTTGAACGCTGATCCTTCTTCAAGAACATTAAACTCTGCAATGTTGCCATCAACGTTAATACGGAAATCAACCTTAGAATTTGTTCCAATACCTGAATTACCTGAAGCATATACTAATTTTTCATTGAAATATTTGTCTGGTTCTGTAACATCAACAAATACAGGTTTAGTAACTTCACCACCTCTCTTATACAATGCTTTTTGTGTTGTTAATCCAGCGTTAACTCTAAAGGTTGCAGCATCTAGTTTTTCAATTACATCAA